AAATGGGGTTGGTAATACAGGTAAATTAAGTATTGAAAATACAGGTTCTTCAGCATTAATAGGAACAAGAGATGCTACTCCATTAATATTTAGAACTAATGTCATTAATAGAATGACTCTTGACGCTTCAGGCAATTTAGGATTAGGAGTTACACCGAGTGCGTGGGTTGATTATACTGGTTTTCAGATAGGAACACAAGGTTCAATTGGAGCAACAAGTACAGTAATAAATTTTGGACAAAATGTTTATTATGGTGCAAGTGGTAACTCGTATATAGCAAATGGAAACGCTGCAATGTACCAAATTAACGATGGCGTTCACGGGTGGCGCATAGCAGGAACAGGAACGGCAGGTAACGCTATATCCTTTACCCAAGCAATGACGTTAAACGCTTCAGGAAATTTATCAATAGGAAACACTAATGATACTTATAAACTTGATGTAACAGGCACAGGAAGGTTTAGTGGAAATTTAAGGGTTCAAAATATATCTTCAGGAAGGTATTTTGATTTTGTAACTGACAGTTCTGCAAGTTATTTAGATGTTAGCCACAGTTTAAACGTAAGAGTTAATGGTGCATCTTCATTAACAACGGCTCTTACAATAGCCTCTACAGGAGCAGCTACATTCTCAAGTAGTGTAACGGCAAGTGGTGGTGCAAGTGGGGTAGGATTTATTATGACCAATACTACCAATTCAAGACAAGTAACTATTGGTTACACAAGCGGTTCAGCATATAACTATATTCAAGCGTATGACGGAACTAATTTCCAACCATTAATGGTTAATGGGAATTTATGGGTTGCAGGGAATGCTAACATAGGTATAGGTACTACTGCTCCAACAAGATTATTAGAAGTTTCAGCGGTTAATCCACAAATGACTTTAAAATCAACTACAACTACTGGGTTTAGTGAATTATATTTTGGAGATACGGGTGCAGATAATGGATATTTAAGTTATGCTCATAATGGAGATTATTTAGTTTTTGGAGTTAATAATTCCGAACGTATGCGCATAACAAGTGGGGGAGCAGTATTAATTGGAACAACAACAGAGGGCTTTTTAGGAAAACTACAAGTAGCAGGAAGTGTTGCAATCACAGGTCAATATAATACAGTATTGCCTTCAAGTAGCTTTTCTTACTTTGATGGTTCAGGTCAAGTAGTTTCATCTTCATCTAATGCAAGTGCATTATACCTTGATACAACTTGGAACACAACAGGCAACCCTGATGGTATATTTCTAAACGTAACTAACACGGCAAGTGGTTCATCTTCTAAATTATTAAACTTAAAAGTAGGTAGCGTTTCTCAGTTTAGCGTAAGCAAGGCAGGTGCAATACAAACAACCGCACCAAGTTCTGGTAGCGCACAACCTTGGAAACTTGGAAGCTATGCAGCAGGTGGAACTGGAACTGCCACAGGAGTTATTTACATAGAAATTAATGGACAAATTTATTCAATCCCTGCATTACAAGGAACACCTTAAAATAAAATAAAAATGGCATTAGAAACAAAATGGCTTATTAGCCAAATGGACACCGCACCAAGCGAAGATGGTTTAACCGATGTAGTAAAAACAGTACATTGGAGATACGAAGGAAAAGACGGAGAATACACCGCAGAAGTTTACGGAGCAATGGCTTGTGCTACTCCTTCGGAAACCGACTTTACTGCTTACGAAGATTTAACTTACGAGCAAGTATGCGAGTGGTTAGTTGCAGGTAACAACGTAGAAGCTATGGACTTAAACTTAGCTACTCAGATTGAGAACCTTAAAAACCCACCAATCGTAAATTTACCTTTGCCGTTTAGCAATCCACAATTATCTTTACAAACAAAAACAAACTATGAAGTACAAACAACTCAAACAATTAGTGCAGAACATTAATGCAGTAATTGAAAACCAAGAAACAAAAGTAGCTAAGAAGCTTGTAAAAGTTTATGAGAAGGTTAAAAAGTACCACGAAGATTACAACTCACAACTTGAGGAACTTCGCTTAGATAACGCTTCAGTAGACGAAAAAGGTATTTTAATCCTTAACGAGAAAGGCGATTACAAGTTTAACAAAGAAGGCATCAAGAAGCTAACTAAAGATATTGATGCGCTAAATGATAAAGAATTTGATTTTCAAATAATTAACGTAGTCAATCCACAAGGCTTAGAGAATTTCACATTCTTAGAAGATTGGACTACTGGCATAGAATTTAACAAACAAGAAGAAGAAGAACTATAATGGCAAATAACAACCAAGCAGACCAATCAACAATCGTATCCATAGTAAGTGCTACATTAAGCATTACGAGTATTCAACCACTATTCACATTGATTGCAAGTTTGGTGGCTATTGTTTCTGGCGGTATGGCTATCCGCTATTACTACAAAATGACTAAGAAACTTAAATGAGATTAATTCTTTTAGCCTTATTACTTACTTCGTGTGCTTCTGTAAAGAAGGCATCGGAGCGTTTAGATAGCACAGTTGTGAAGACCTTTGACTCGGTGCGCATTATCGTTTTAGATAGCGTAACTAAAATAGTAGAAAAGGAAGAGTATTTTACCAAGACCATTACTTACTACGATACTTTGTGGGTTACTAAGGATAGTATGATTACAGTTCCTAAGTACACAGAAACCTACACAAGAGGCACAAAAGAGAAGCAGACAGATAGTAAGCAGACCAAGACTGACTCAATGGCTCTCAATCGCACAGAAAGTACCCAAATTTCGAAGATAACTAAAACTAAGGATAAGTCCTTTAGCGAATTTTATAAGGCTCTAATTGGGCTTATATTGATAATAACGCTAATCTTATTCTTTTGGAAAAGGAAATAACACTTAGAATAGGTTATTTGTAAACTTAAACATAATGAAAAACCTATCTAAAGAAGAGTTATTAAGTAGGCTTGAAGCTATCAACAAAAGCAATGCTATTATTTATTTTGACCTTGAAGGCTACATATTAGGTATGAACTCTATTTTCTTATCGGCAATGGGGTATCAAGACGAAGACCATAAGCAGCTAATAGGAAAGCATCATAGTATTTTTATTGATTATCATTATTCGAAATCAGAAGAATATAAGAAGTTTTGGGAAACATTAAGAAGCGGCAAATTTTTCGAAGGCGAGTTTGAGAGAAGGAAAATGGACGGGAGTCCTATTTACTTACAAGCAACATATAACCCTATCATAGACGAAAGCAATAGCATTACCAAGATAATGAAGATTGCTACTGATATTACAGAAACAGTCAATAGCAAAAACAAAATAGATGCTTTATCAAAAGATTTGCAAATTGAGTTAGACAAATCGCAGCAACTAAAAAACGCAATAGAAATAGAAAAGAACGCTGCTTTAAATGATTTAGATGTCTTAATTAAGAAAAGCCAAAGCGAACTTATAAAAACTATTGTTAAAGTTGCGTTATCTGTTATTATTGGAGTTGGGGTTGTAACAACTATTTTATATTGGTTGGCAATGATAACGGGAAAAGATACACAAATAATTGGTTCTACTTGGAGTAATATGTTTAGCGTATTACTGACAAATGCTTTTTCTATTGTAGGAACTATTATGGGTATTAAATACGCAACACAAGAAGGTCAAAAATAAAACTTAAATAAAATGCAATTAAACGACAAAGGCAAAGACCTTATTAAATTATTCGAGGGCTGCAAATTAGTAGCTTACAAGTGCAGTGCTGCAAAAGATACTATTGGCTATGGTAACACTTTTTTTGAAGACGGCAGACCTGTAAAGCCAGGAGATAAGATTAGCCAAGAACGAGCAAATGAATTGTTTGAAATCATAGCTAAGGACTTCGCTGATAAGGTTAAGCCTTTAATCAAAAGCGTAGTTACTCCTAATCAGTTTGCTGCAATTACAAGCTTTGCCTATAACGCAGGTATCGGAAACCTAAAGAGTTCTACTTTACTAAAGAAGGTAAACGCTAACCCTAATGACCCTTCAATAGCTTTAGAGTTTGCTAAGTGGGATAAAGCAGGTGGCAAAGTTCTTGCAGGTCTTACAAAGCGTAGAGCATCTGAGTCAAAATTATACTTCACACCTTAAATATAAAATATGAAATGGTTAGCCAATTTATTATCAGACGAAAGAGGTAGCGTGTCTACAAAGCGAGTTATTGCTTTACTATCGGCTTTATTTATCTGTGTTACCTTATTAGCTAATAGCTTCACGCATCAAGAGATTGCCCCTTCGGATAAACTTGTAGATGCCGTAATGGTTATTTGCATAGCTGCAATGGGTACTACTACAATAGATAAATTCAGCCAAAAATAAACAATGCTAAAATCAAAACGCAAACGTTTATACTTCGATATCGAGGTAAGTCCCAACATCGGTTTTTTTTGGACTTCTGGATTTAAATTAAACATCTCTACCGAAAGCATCATTAAAGAACGTGCTATAATTTGCATCTGCTACAAGTGGGAAGATGAGAAAGAAGTTTACTTTTTACAATGGGATAGCAAACAGAACGATAAAAAGATGCTACAAAGTTTTGTAGAGGTAGCCAATACTGCTTCGGAACTTATAGGACATAATGGCGACAAGTTTGACTTAGCCTGGATAAGAACACGCTGCTTGTTTCACGGCATAGAGATGTTTCCTAAGTACGTTACAATCGACACGCTAAAGGTAGCGAGGTCTAAGTTTAGATTTAATAGCAACAAGCTTAATTACATAGCTGATTACTTAGGAATTGGCACTAAGATCAAAACAGAATATAGTTTATGGAAGGACATTGTTCTGCATAAGGACAAAGTAGCTATGGCTAAAATGATTAAGTACTGCCAAAAAGATGTTGTTTTATTAGAGCAGGTATTCAACGCCCTTAAAAACCACATCGAACCTAAAACACATTACGGAGTTATATTCGGACAAGACAGAGGCTCTTGCCCTGAATGCGGAAGCGATGACTTAATTATTTCACTTCGTAGAACAACCGCAACTGGTGTAAAGAAAATACAATACAAGTGCAAAACTTGTTTTAAGATACATTCGAAAACAGACAAATAATGGACAGTAAAATATTAGCAGCAGTAATAGAAGATATGCGTAGGCGTGAACTTGTAGGGAAATCAAAATACGGAACTACAATGGACAGAAGTGATCTAAACACCGGTCAATGGATAACGCATCTAAAGGAAGAGCTGCAAGATGCTATTTTATATTTAACCAAACTTGAACAGATACACAATGCGCCTCAAGAAGATATTTAGCTTCGGCAATATATTAGACCGAGATACCTACGAGCAACTCAGGGAATTAGATTACACCAACCCAAACTTTAAGGGTTGCGCTGACGAGTTCCAGTTCAATCGTGAATGGTGGGTTATGCTTGACGATATGAGCCGTATTGTAGCTTATTGCGGCTCAATTTATTCTAAGGGCATTTGCATATTTAATAGAGCGTGGGTACATAAAGATTATAGAGGGCAGGGCATACAAAGGCGAATGATTAAAACAAGGCTAAAGGCAGCTTCTACTTTTTGCCATATAGCTATTACATACACAACCTTAGACAACTTCCCTTCAGCTAATAACCTTATAGATTGTCGGTTCAAGCTTTACTTACCAGAATATTCTTACGGGGGTAGCGACAAACTTTACTTCCAAAAGTTGCTCTAAAGTGCAACTTATTAAAATACAAAACCTATGGCAACAAGAGTAAAAGTAACATACATAGCTATAAATGAGTATAAGCCTATTTTATCTGCTTCATCTTTTGAGGCAA